CTTACGGCGTTCGCAGGAATGATCGGTGTAGCGCGTTCGACGATCAACGAATGGATGGATGCGCATCCCGAATTTTCGGAAGCGGTAAAAGTCCACGCAGCCAAAAGGACGCTGTGTCTGGAGCGCGGACTGCTCAGCTCAGACCAAGGGCCGAAGGTAACGGCTCGCATATTCGCGCTTAAGAACGCAGACCCAGAAAATTGGAAAGACAAGCACGAGCACGAGCACTCTGGAGGCATGAAGGTCTATCAGGCTCCGCTCGATGATCGCCTGTGAAGTTCACCGCAAAGCAGCAGGAAGCGCAACACGTCCTAGCTGGCGATGCCAAACACTTGATGCTGTTCGGCGGGTCGCGATCGGGCAAGACGTTCCTGCTGACCCGCAATGTGGTGGCGAGGGCGCTTAAGGCTCCGCACTCACGCCATGCCGTGTTTCGCTTCAGGTTCAATGCGCTGCGGGCGTCGATCATCGAGGACACGTTCCCAAAGGTAATGCGCCTCGCCTTTCCCGGCATCACTTGCAAGATCGACAAGGAGGCGTGGTTCGCTCGCTTTCCTAATGGGTCCGAAATCTGGTTTGCTGGTCTTGATGACAAGGAGCGCACTGAAAAGGTGCTCGGTATGGAGTTCGTGACTATTTACTTCAATGAGTGCTCGCAGATCCCATACAACAGCGTCAATCTGGCGATCACTCGCTTGGCGCAGAGTGTCGATCAGGTCATTGAGGGCAGAGACCCGGAACCCCTGAGGCCAAGGGTCTATTACGACGAAAACCCGCCGTCGAAGGCGCACTGGACATACAAGGCGTTCGTCCAGAAGAGTGACCCGGAAACGGGGGAGCCGCTGCGCAAGGCAGATGATTACGCCTGGTTCAAGATCAATCCGCACGACAACCGCGAGAATATCGCGGATGATTATCTTGAGACGCTTGAGGGCATGTCGGCCCGAATGCGGAAGCGTTTCCTTGACGGCGAGTTTGCTGACGCCACGCCGGGAGCGCTGTTCTCGGATGATATAATCGACCGCTGGCGACATGACGGAGAGAAGCCGCTGCCCGATATGGTACGGGTCGTGGTCGGCGTTGATCCCTCAGGATCGGACGACGCCGAGAATGCGGATAATGATCCGATCGGAATCGTGGTTGCCGGACTAGGCGTGGACGGAAATTGCTACGTGTTGGAGGACTGCACGGTTAAAGCTGGACCAGCGACGTGGGGCAATGTCGCAACCAGCGCATTCGAGCGCCACAGCGGCGATATGGTCGTAGGAGAGATCAACTATGGCGGGGCGATGGTCGGCTTTGTCATTCGGGCCGCTAGACCGAGGACGCCGTTCAAAACCGTAACTGCGAGCCGAGGAAAGGCGGTGAGGGCAGAGCCTTTCTCGGCCCTGTATGAGCAAGGCAAGGTTCGCCATGTCGGGCGGCTCAATGATCTGGAGGAAGAGCTTACCGCATTTACGACGCACGGTTATGTGGGCGGCGCCAGTCCTAACAGGGCTGATGCGCTGATCTGGGCGCTTGCCGAACTATTCCCTGGCGTTGTCGCTGGGCCGAAGCAAGCCGACGGGCCAGTGAGCATTCCGGGCCTGCGGACATCGTTCAACCGCTGAAATGTCCAAACGCCTAGCCTGACCGCTTAACCTATCATTCGCGCCGATGGCGCAGGGTGCTGATTACGAAGCGGAGGACAACTCCCCAAAGGCAAGTAGCCAGAGCCTCGCTGCTGTTCACGCCCGCGCCATCAAACGCTTTGACGCCGCCTCCATCCCGCAACAGGAAATCCGCGCTCACGCGCTCCTGTGCCGCCGCTTCATCTCGGTTCCCGGCGCCATGTGGGAAGGTGCATGGGGCGAGCAGTTCGAGAACAGCATCCGCGTCGAGATCGACAAGCTCTCCAAGGGCGTGGACAAGATCGTCACCGATTACCGCGAGAACCGGATCGTTCCCGACTTCCGCCCCGCCGGAGGGGATAGCGACCAGGACACCGCCGACACGCTGGACGGGGTTCACCGCGCCGACGATTACCACTTCAAGTCGCAGCAGGCTCGCGACAATGCATTCGAGGAAGCTGCATCGGGCGGCATGGGCGCATATCGCCTGTGCAATGAGCTTGCCGATCCATCCGACAAAAACAGCGACGAGCAGCGGGTAAACCCCGCCTCGATCATCGTGGATGCGGATCAGCGGGTGTTCTTCGACCCCAATTCCAAGCTTTACGACAAGTCGGACGCTGAATGGGCAATCGTGCTCACCGCCATCGCCAAGGACAATTTCGAGGAAGATCATCCCGGCAAGGCGAGTAGCTGGCCGGAGAACGTGCTTCGACCGGCATTCGATTGGTTCACGCCAGAGATCGTGATCCAGGGCGAGTATTACGAAGTTGCGGAGATCGAATCCGACCTTCTCATCATGACCCAGACGCTTTCAGGAGAACAACAGCGCGAATGGGCCGACGAGGTTGAGGCTGACGACCTCAAGGAACTCAAGTCGCAGGGCTGGAAGGTCGAGAAGGTCAAGCGGCTGCGGAAGCGTGTCCGCAAGTACCTGATGACCGGCGCCGAAGTGCTGGAGGATCAGGGTTTCATTGCGGGCACCGAGATTCCGGTTGTGCCGGTGTATGGCAAGCGCTGGTTCGTGGACAACCAGGAGCGGTTCCGGGGCTACGTCTCGAAGCGCATGGACAGCCAGCGCATCTACAACGCCAAGGTGTCCAAGCTCAGCGAAAGCGATGCGCTAGCGCCGCGCGAGAAGCCGATCTTCGCCGCTTCTCAGATGCCGCCCCACCTCCAGGAGTTGTGGGCCAAGCAGGAGCAGGAACGCCATCCCTATGCGCTGGTAGAGCCGCTGATCGATCCAGTTACGGGGAGTATCGCCAGTGCCGGTCCTATCGGCAAGATCGAGCCCCCGCAGATCCAGCCTGTCACCGCGCTATTGCTTCAGGCCGCCAACGCAGACCTCACAGACGAATCCGAGGACGGGGCTGATGAGGTCAAGGCCAACACCTCGGTCGAGGCAATGGACCTTGCCGCATCACGGGTTGACGCCAAGTCGGCGATCTATCTCGACAACATGCGCCAGTCGGTCCAGCGCGAGGGCGAAATCTACCTCTCGATGGCGAAAGAGATCTATTACGAGCCGGGACGCACGGTTGAGACCATGAGCCCCGATGGCGACGACGGGGAGGCCACGCTTCACGAGCCCTATACCGACGCCAAGGGCGGCTTCAGGATCAGGAACGACTTCACCAGTGGTCGATACAAGGTCATTTCCGATGTGACCGAGGCGACCGCGACCCGGCGCGAGAAAACCGTCCGCTCGATGCTGAGCGTTGCCGAGGTATCGGTCCAGGCACAGGACATGGAAGGCGCACAGGCGGCCTTGATTACCGCCACGCTGAACATGGATGGCGAAGGCCTTGATGACTACCAGCGCTGGAACCGGCAACGTGCGCTGAAACTCGGCCTCGTCCAGCCCAACGAGGAAGAGAAGCAGGAGCTTGCCCAGCTACAGGCGCAGGCCGCTCAACAGCCCAATCCCGAACAGCAGATTGCGGACGCCAAGGTTCAGGAACTGCGCGCCAGTGCCATTCAGAAGGGCGCAGATGCCGGTCTGAAGATCGCGCAGGCTCATGCCCTGGGTGGACCGGCAGAGGTTCCGGAGACACCTGATGGGTTGGAGCAGGCGCACACGCTCGCCCAGATTGGCAAGACGGCGGCCGAGACCGAGCATTTGCGCACCCAAACAGCGCATCTGCCGCAGCAGCTCGCGATCGAGGCGCTGAACGCGAAGAGTAACGCGGTGAAGGCGCACGCTTCGACGTTGAATAAGCAAAAACCCAAAGCCTGAATTGTCCAAACGCGCGAATGATTAAGCGGGCGTAGCTTCTCTCCATTGGCAACCGCCGGGGCCTTTCCCGGTGAGACAAAGGAGCAAACATGGCTGACGAAGCCCCCGCCGCCGAGGAAGAAGTCCTCGAAACCCCCGAAATCGAGGAAGTCGAGCAGCCGGAGGTTGAAACCCCGGTAGAGGAAGAAGCCCAGACCGCCGAAGATGAAGGCGAGGAAGAGGTTTCCATCGGCTTTGAGGACGAACCCGAGGAAGAGTCTGACAGTCCCGACGATTCCCCGACCATCAAGCGCATTCGTGAGCGCAATCGCGAGGTCAACAAGCGCAACCGCGAGCTGGAGCGCGAGCTTGCCGAGCTTCGCGCCGGAAGCGTTCAGGCCAAGCCCGCACTAGGTCCCAAGCCGACGCTCGAAAGCTGCGACTGGGACGAAGAGAAGTTCGAAGCCGCGCTTGACACATGGAAAAGCGAGCAGGCCGAAGCCCAGGCCCAGACCGAGCGAGCCGAGGAAGGCAAGCGCAAGGTTCTGGAAAGCTACAATCGCGACCTTGAGGCCTACAAAACCCGCCAGCGCTCGCTCGGCGTGGCCGATTACGAGGAAGCCGAGGCGGTTGTTGTCGGCGCGCTCAACCTCGAACAGCAGGCGGTGGCATTGCAGGCCGCTAACGACCCGGCAGCGCTGGTTTACGCGCTCAGCAAGTCGCCCGCCAAGCTTTCCGAACTGGCGAAGATCGACAACCCCTGGAAGCTGGCAGCCGCAATCGCCCGCATGGAGGGAAGCGTGAAGGTTGTAACGCGCAAGAAGGCCCCGAACATCGACCGTCCCGTCAAGGGATCTGCGTCGATGCAGTCGCTCACGCAGGATGAACAGCTCGCCAAGCTTGAGAAGGAAGCCGACGCAACCGGCGACCGTACCAAGCTGATTGCCTACAAGCGCTCACTCAAGGCGAAGGTATGAACCTCCACGTCCTCGACGCTGAGCCAATTGGTAAGGGCGTGATCTCATTGCTTGAGGACGCGCTGCAAGCGGCAAAGGCGGGAGAGGTTTCGTCTGTCGCTTTGGCTCTTGTTCGTCGGGACGGAACAATGGGGCAGGCTTGGTCGGATGCTCCGAGCCTGTCCTGCCTCGTTGGCGCTGTCACGCGGATGCAGTTCGCGCTGCTGCAATTTGCCGAAGAATAGCCCGCTGAAATGTCCAAACGCGTGGCCTGAAACTTTCCCGTAAATACACTCCCGAACGCCGCACCCTCAGCCCCCTCCGGCTGCAAACGGAGCGAACCCAAGCGGCTTCCTGACCGGCCACGCGCCGAGGCGGCAAGCAACCAAGCTGAGGGTTTCCCATCATGGCAGTGAATGATTTCAACAAGGAAGAGCGGGTCGCGTTCGACAACGTGATCGAGGGCTTCCAGGACGCGCTTGTCGCGTCGAAGAACGTCAACATCTACGGCACCGACGGCCAGCTCATGGAGCGTGCTCGCGACACCATCTGGCGTCCGCAGCAATACATCAGCGTCGGCCAGGACCGTATCGTCGGCTCGGCAGTCACCGCGAAGGGCAAGGAACAGCTTTCGGTTCCGGCGACCCTCGGCTTCCAGCCCAACGACACCTTCGAGCTTGATGCTCTGGAGCTTCGCGACCAGCTTCGCGACGGTCAGCTCGGCAAGGCTTCGACCAACTATCTCGCCGCCCGTATCAACGGCGACGTTCTGTCGGTCGCGTGCCTTCAGGGAACGCTGGTGGTCAAGACCTCGGCTGCTGCGGGCAAGTACGATCACGTCGCGCTGTGCGACAGCCTCTGCAACGAGCAGGGCATCGCCGCCGACGACCGCTACCTGATGCTCAACAGCCGCGACTACAACGGCATGGCGAGCGACCTGGCGAACCGCACCAGCATGGTCGGCAAGCCATCCAATGCCTACGAACGCTCGATGGTTGGCGATGTCGCTGGCTTCTCGACGTTCAAGCTCGACAGCGGCAAGCGCATCGCTGCTGCGGCGGGTTCTGGCATTACGATGGACACCCGTTCGACGGCCTCGAACTACTACGTCCCGGTTGCAACCCGCGTTGCCGCCACGGGCGAAAAGTCGAACGTCGATAACCGCTACCAGACGATCACAGTCTCCTCGACCACGAACGTCGCTGCGGGCGACTGCTTCACCATCGCCAACCTCAACGCGGTTCACCACATCAACAAGGGCGACACCGGCCAGCTCAAGACGTTCCGCGTCATTGCCGTACCGAGTTCGACCACGCTGGTGATTTCGCCCCCGATCATCTCGAACCAGGGCGGATCGGACGTTGAGGCCAACTACCAGAACTGTGTCGCAAACTCGACTGCTTCGAACGCGGCGATCACGTTCCTGAACACGGCTGCTGCTGGTTACAACTGCTTCTGGCGCAAGCCGGCGATCGAGCTGCTTCCGGGCAGCTACGCGGTTCCTGCTGGTCAGGGAGCGGCAGTCATGCGGGCTTCGACGGACAACGGGATCGAGGTCGTGATGACCAAGAAGTTCGACCCGCTGACCTTCGTGTCCACCTACACCTTCGATGCCCGTTACGGCGTGGTCATGACCGACCCCGAGCAGTGCGGCATCCTTCTCTTCGGTCAGCCGTAAGGAGCGCCCTGAAATGTCAGTAGCTATTCCTCACAAGCAGGGCGTCAAGATCACTGTGGCCGCGAGTGACAAGCTCGCGGTTTACAGCCCGGCGCCGTTCAAGGTGTTCCAGGTCACGGCGGGCTCTCCGCAGATCCCGGCGAACAAGAGCCTGCTGTTCTCGGGCAGCGGTTCCTACACGACCGCAAACGCCTTCTCGAATGCCACCCAGGTCATCATCCAGATGGGCGACCGCAATGGTTGGTATGCCACGGGCACGGCTCCGGTCGTTCCCGAGGCGAACAACCTGAACATCGTCCAGGCTGCCCCAGGCACCCTCAACGCCACGGGCACGCTGACTGGCGCGCTGATCCTCGGCGGCATCGTCACTTCGACGACTGCGGCTGCGGTGACGGCGACCCTCGATACTGGGACGGTGATGGATCAGGTGGTTGACTCCGCCGCGATCAACGACGCCTTCGACTGGACGGCGGTCAACACGGGCGGCTCCAACGCCTTTACCGTGACGGCCTCGACCGGCCACACGATTGTCGGCGCTGGCGCTGTCGCGGCTTCAACGTCCGGCACGTTCCGCACCCGTCGCACAGGCGCGGCCACCTGGGTCACTTACCGCCTGTAACATGGATGACGGTTCATTGGGGCGCTGGCTCCCTACGGAGATGTCGCATGGAAGCCTTTAGTCCAGGCCCCAAGACGGTGAATATCAACGTCAGTTCATCGTCACAGAGCGTTCAGGTGACGGCGCATCGCGGGAAGGCCCAGGTGCGTATCATGAACAACGGTTCCGCGACGGCGTGGATAGCCTTCGGTGACAGCACCGTCACGGCTTCCGCGTCGTCGGGAATCCCGGTCGGCCCTGGCGTCACGGAGGTCATGACCGTTGGTGACTCTGCTTCGATCTATGTGGCAGCTATTGCTGCGGCTTCTACGGGGAACATCTACTTCACTCCCGGCGCCGGGGTCTAACTCCGTGGCCGTCCATAGCGGCGGACGCGGGCTGGGCCACATGTCCCGTGTGCCTCCAATCATTGGAGGCGGGGCGGTAGCGATCAACACCGCCGCGCCGACCATCACGGGAACGCGCGGCAGCACGCTCACAGCTCATGCTGGGACGTGGACCGGCTCGACCTCGGTTTCAGGTCAATGGTATGCCGACGGCACGGCTACCGGCAACACGACCACAAGTTATTCCGACACCGACGCCACCCAGACCATCGAATATCGCGAGACCGCGCTTCCGGGTTCGGTAACGGCCTCGGCGTGGGACGGTGCTGTTCCTAACGCGACGGCGATGACGTTCAACCCGGCGGACAAGACATCGGGCTGCACGCTCTCCAACGGCAATCTCACGGCAGACAACTTCACATCGCCAGTCGAGTCCGTCCGCACCACGGCAGCCTTTACGTCCGGCAAGCACTATTTCGAGAGCCATATCGACCTCGTTGGCTCCAACCAGGCGATCTGCCTTGCTGACTCCTCGTGGGTTCTGTCAGGTTGGCCGGGCCAGTCGAACGCGCACGGCTTCTCGTTCAACAGTCAGGGCGATGGCTGGTTCAACGGCAACTTCGGAACAGGCTCAAGCTTCACGACCGGCGATGTCATGGCGATCGCCGTTGACGCGGATAACAAGAAGGCGTGGGTTCTCAAGAACGGTGTTTCAATAACCGGCAACCCCAGCACCGGGACGGGGGGTTACGCCCTCACTGGAATGGGCTCGACCATCTACCCGACTTGGGCGGGGCAGTCGGGCCACCAAACCGCTACCTATAACTTCGGGGCCACGGCGTTTGCCTATACCCCGCCAACTGGCTTCTCCGGCGCATCCGGTGTGACGGTCCTCGGCGCGGTCAATCCGCAGTCCTCCGGGGCCGTAGGCAAGCAGCAGATCGACATCACGGCGACCTCGACCGTCTCCGGCACGACCGGGATGCAATACAAGGTCGAGACCTCGACCGGCGTCCTCGTCCAGGGCTGGACGAATATGACCTATTCCGCCGGGAGCGCATCGGCCACCTATACCATCGCGGACTTCGCCTATCAGGCAACGACCTTCAAAGTGTTCGCGCGTAACGTCGGCGGGACTGTCCAAGTCGCCGCGTCAACAACGAATGCCAGCGCGCTCTACCTCCAGCAGTCGATGAAGATCGGCCTCAACGACGGCTTCTGGGATTACTGGTCGAGCCAGGTTCCAGGCCGCGACATCTTCGAGTTCGTGACGCTCCACCCGTCCGAGAACATGCACATCAGAAATCAGGCGACTGGCCAAAGCCACTTCAACGGGATGCTGCCTCCCGGCCTCGACTTCCCGACCTATGCTCACTGGAACGAAACCTACAACCCGGCGCAACTCTATCCAGCCACTTCAACGCCGGGTGACGATAACTACCTGGTGTGCGTCTACAACGGGGTGATGTGGCGGCGAACGTCACAGACTCCGCGTTCAGGTGTTGCCCCTGATCCTGCGGACAGCGCGGGCACGACGAGCGGGTGGCAGCGTTACTATTTCTCCGCAGGCAGCTTGGTTGGCCTGAAAGCGGATGGCTGGCCTTCGCAGCATCCTTCAGACACCAACCTTCAGATCGCCATTTACGTCCCGTCCAACGGCTTCAAGGAAAGCCATTACCCATTCACAGTTCACTGCAAGACCGAGCCGGGAGTGGTGATGACTTCCACCAACGGTTCGGTGACTATGACGAATGTGAACCTTGCGGCGGGTACGTTCGATCTAAACTACACCGGAGACAGCACGACCTATCTCCTGCTCGATCGCTCGACACCGATCAGCTCAGCGTTTTTCATCTCTGGTGTGGCGACGTTCGAAACAGGCGCTCCGGCGCAGGACATCGGGCACCCCTACGTCAATGTCGATAAGCTGTCCGATTTCGCACCGTTCTACGCGATGCGGAACATGTCCGCTGCGCTCACCAATCACTCGACCGACGAGGTTATCAACGGAAGGACTGCGGCCAACTCCGTTCCTTCCGGGGGGCTACGGCTGTGGAAATACAACGTCGATATGGCGAACTCGAACAATCACCCGGCGATCTGGGTGAACGTCGATAGCTCGTGCGATTCCACCTACATCGACGCAATGGCGTCCTACTACCTCGCCAACCTCAATCCGGGGATCACGGTCTATCTCGAACTCTCGAACGAGCGTTGGAACGGGGCCTTCCACCAGGCCACCAATCTCCAGGACCGAGCTGTCGCAAACGGTATTACCAACCGCCAACAGCATTCCCGCGAACACAAGGCGATGGTGACGCGCTGGCGGACTATCTGGGGAGGCTCGACGAGCCGGATCAAGGCCGTCCTGGCGTGGCAGGGAGTAGCCACGATTTCGGACTGGCAGGAGATGCTTGACTTCGAAAGCGGCTATCAGGCTGTCGATGTCGTCGCCAAGGCCACCTATTTCAACTGGACAAACCTCCGCTCTGCCGGACAGGACGTTGGCGACTATACCAACACGCCAACTGCCGTTCGCAACGCCGTCTCGGCCAACGATTACGCGGCGTTCGAGACTGCCTGCGATGCAGTCATGAGAACAGCGGCGGATTACATGGTCACGCTGGCGAAAGAGCTGTTCGACTGGATCCCGACCTATTCGGTCTCGAAGGGGCTTTCCAAGGACGCAATCGGCACTGCGTCATACGAGGGCGGGCCGGAGATCATCGTCAATCAGGGTAACTGGGATGCTGGCCTCGGAGCGGGGATGGGTGCGAGGGTTCTGGGCTTCGTCCAGACCTACAAACGCTCTGCGGCGATGGGCGCGACCTACGCTTACTATCTCGATAAGCTGGCGACCCAGTGCCCGCATCTGTTCATGGCATTTGACTACCAAGGCCCGGCTGATGGATGGGGACATATGAGCCGTGAGGGGCATCCGACCGACGAGCCTTATGCGACACTGAAAACGAAGGCTCTGACCTACAACTGATAACTGCCTCGAATTGAGGGATGGCGGTTTCGATGTCGTGGTGCCTGCCCATCATCCGACAGGCCCATGACATTTTTCGCCATTCCGTTTCAGGCTTGGAATAGAGTTTGACGATCGCACTAGCCATTGCGGGCGCGGTTCGCTCGATGAGGATGCCGGTCAGTTCGGTTACTAAATCCGGTGCGGCTCCTGCCTTGGTAGCGATCACTGGAGTTCCGCACGACATGGCTTCAAGGATCGGCAATCCGAAGCCTTCGGACTCGCTAGGCCACAACCATAAGGCACATGATCGGTAAATATCGGGAACATTCTTGGGACGGTAATGAAACTCGGCATCCCAATGCTCGGGCAACTTCTCCGATGAGAAGCAAACCAGCTTAAGTTGTGGAATTTTCTCCTTGGCGAGCTTGAACGCCTCCCACGCCATTTCGCAATTCTTGCCGCTTCCGCTGGAATAGACCAACCCGACTCTTGGGGGCTGGGGCCAGTCACGCGAATGCCACAGGAAGCGATGGCTATCGACCGGGTTCATCACGAGGGTGGAGTCGGCGCCGTATTGGTCGCGCATCAGGGACTTGAGCCAGTTGGACACGACGATCTTTTGAAAAGGTAGGCGATAAACGGCTGACGACCGCTCGGGGAGATACTGGAACACCTCATGTCCTTGGACGAGATGGAACTTCCGGCCCTTTGACGCCGGAGCATGGGCGCACGCTTCAACGGTGTGCCACCACGTCGCAATTAGAACGTCGGCGTCGGGCAGGTACTCGCCGAGCCTGTCATAGTTACCGCTTCCCGCACGGAGCAGTTTGACCCGATCGCTTACGGGGACGTGCCCACCTAAGAGACGGTCGCGCCAGCGTGGCATCCAGCCATGAAGGACAGTCACCTCATGGCCGCGCTTCGCAAGCTGGTCGGCATACATGAGAGCAATGAGGTTGCCGCCCGATAGGGTCAAGTGCGGCAGGACAAAGGTAACGCGCATACTAACGGCAGTTTAACGCCAGCCCACGAAATGTCCAAACGCCCACTCTGACGCCTCGGCCTATAACGGGACGATGCCGATCACGCTCACCCTTTCAGGCGATGGGCCGCCCAAGCGGCAGTTGATCGAGCTTGCCTTCGGAGAGATCGGATCGGCGGGTTACGAGTTCGGGCGCACGCCGGAGGAAGTGACCGATGCCCTTACCCGGCTCAACAGCCTCATGCGGCAATGGCCGTGGAACACGCTCGGCTATATTCAGCCTGATTACGGCATCGGCGAACCGGACGATTCCTCCGGCATCAGCTTTGAAGCGATGAACGCGGTATCCGCCGCGCTCGCTCTTAGGATTGCGCCGGTCATGGGCGCCAGTTTGTCGCAGGAAACGCGGGCCAATCTCGCGACGGCCATGTCCTCAGTTTATGCCCTGACCGCCACCGTCCCGACCATGCCGTTCGCCAAACACACGCCGCGAGGGGCTGGCTCTGAGTGGGGCGGGGTCATCGTTCCGATGATTGATGAATCTGCGGACGACGTAGCTACGGGCGACGACTAATGCGTATCCCGATTGTAAGCGGGATTGTCGCGGACAACAGCGCGGAGTTCCTTCAGTCATATCCCACGAACCTTGAGGTGGTCCCGACCGACAACAAAATCGCCGCCGCTCAATTTCGTGGAACCAGCGGGGCGTTGTCCATCGCTACCGGCCCAGGAACTGACCGGGGCGGGATCAACTGGAACGGCTCGCATTATCGCGTCATGGGCACCAAGCTTTGCACGGTCGTTCCCGGCACGGTGACGATCCTCGGCGATGTCGGCGGCTCAGGCCCCGTTACGCTCGATTACAGCTTCTCCGACCTCATCATCCGCTCTGGAACGAGCCTGTTCTATTACAATCCTTCAGATGGGCTCAGGCAAGTCACCGATCCCGACCTCGGCCCGGTGGTCGATTGCATGTGGATCGACGGCTATACGATGACGACCGACGGGACTTACGTCATCGTCACCGACCTCAACAACCCAATGAGCGTCCAGCCCCTGAAATACGGGTCTGCTGAGGCTGATCCTGACTCGATCACCAGCTTAATCAAGGTGCGCGACGAGCCTTACATTGTTGGCCGCAACACCATTGAGGTCATGCAGAATGTCGGCGGCAACGGCTTTCCCTTTACGTCGGTCAAGGGCGCGATGATCCCGATTGGCTGTGTCGGACCAATGGCGAAATGCCTGTTTGCCGACAGCTTCGCCTTTTGCGGATCTGCCCGCAACGAGGCCTTGGGGATTTATATTGCCGGAAACGGCTCGGCCAACCGCATCTCGACCCGAGCGATCGATGATGAATTGGCGAAAGTCGCTGATCCTTCGCAGATCGTCCTGGAAAGCCGCACCTATCGGCAGGAACGGCGGCTGTTCGTCCACCTCCTCGACAAGTCGCTCGTGTTCCAGCTCGACGGCTCGAAACAGGTCGAGCAGGAGGTCTGGTATATCGCTCAATCGGGGGTCGGAAACCCCTACCGCCTCCGCAACATGGTCGAGATCAACGGCAAGCTCTACGTCGGGGACACCCAGAGTTCGGCAATCGGCGAGCTAACCGACGAGGTAAGCACGCATTTTGGTGAAAACGCGCAGTGGCAGTTCGACGTTGGGCCGGTTTACAACGGCTCGAAGGGCGGAATTGTCTCCTCGCTTGAGCTTGTTGGGCTTCCCGGTCGGGCGCCGTTCGGTTCCGAGGGATCGATATGGCTTTCGATGACCCGTGACGGCCAAACCTTCTCGACGGAGCGCTCCATTCCCCCCGGAAAGGCGGGGGAGACCCGAAAACGCCTCCAATGGCGTCCGCGGTTGAATTTCCGGTCGTGGATCGGCTTCCGTTTCCGGGGTTTGGGAGCCTTCATGCCGGGTTTCGCCGGTCTTGAGGCTGAAATCGCCCCGCTCGGCTCATGACGATCCCGCGTTACCTCTTCGAAAAGCATTTCGCGGGTGATCTTCGCATGATCCGCGCGATGGAGGATCAGTCGCAGGCCGTCACCGACGGCGTTGCGGCCACTTCGGCGCTCCAGGATGCCACCGTTATCGTTCTGTCCCCAAATGGCGACTTCACCAACGAACGGGTGCTGGAGGTAGGCGACGGGATCAAGGTCGAGATCACCGACGACACTGTGAAATTGAGCGTCCAGAACGTCGCGATGGTCAACGGCTATCCGGT